AGATGTATGATACCTGTAGATAGTTTGTTGTACAAGATAGATCAGAAACTAAATAAGCTATCAACCAACGAACATCAGCAGATAGTATTAGAAGATAAGATCTTGGCTTTGAATGAAGCTCAGATTAAATTAATAAAGCAGAAGGTTGATGGTATAAGTACTGTTTCTGGTCTGGGATTGGATGCCTTTAAGAAAAGGTATGAAGATCTCCAGAGTTTAGTAGAATCTTATAATCATCAACCTCTTGATTTAAAACTAAAGAACGAAGAGGTTCACCAATGGTTCGCTCCTTTACATTCACTTTCTCCAAAGTATATGTTCTATTTAGATAGTTACATATTGGCTGATAAAGGAAGATGTAAAGATAGAATAATATGGGTTAATAGAGATTTGTCAAAGCATGGCGACTTACAGTTCATTTTAAACAATGATCACTACAAGCCATCTTTTGAATATCAAGAAACCTTTAACTTTCTATCATCTGATGAGATAAGTGTCTTTACAGATGGTACATTTACACCAACTAAAATTTACATAATGTACATGAGGTATCCTCAGTACATTAATAAAGAAGGATACATAATGCTTGATGGTGAACCATCATTCAATCAAGATTGTGAACTTGAGACATATCTAGAGGATGAACTTCTAGACTTGACAGTTCAAAATCTTGCAATGTACACCGAAAATCAGTCTGCTGTCCAGAGTTCAATCTATAGGATACAGACAAACGAATAAGTTTTTTAATCATTAAAATAGCATAAAATGGCTGATTTTTCATTAACTACGCTCTTCGTAGTGCCAGTAGGAAACGCTCTACCTAGCTCTGGTTCTACGCAAGACTTGACCGCAGGTCAATTTGGTATTTTTAGAAGTGATTACAGTGTTGCAAACGCTGGTAACATCGCTGCTAAACCATACTTTTATTTAGCTCAAGGTAGAACAAACACATATCTTCAAGGTTCAAAGCGTTCTGATAAGATCGCTGGCTGTGTTGGGGGTACTTGTAAATCTAATGTTACTGAGTGGTATAAGGTGACTGGTTGTCCTCTTCCTGCTACACAAGTAACAGATGTATCTGGTTGGAATGTACAGTGTGGTGATATTGTAACACTTACACTTCGTGCACATTCTTCTTACCTTGATACATTGTATTTCAATGGCTTCACTCGCTCTGTAACAGTTCAAGCTCCTTGTTGTGAGTGTGGTGGTGATCCTTGTGTTAATGTTGATGTACCTGCATTGATCGATCAGTTTATTTTTAAATTGACTCTTCAAGCTCCTGGTAACAACCCAGACAATATCAACTTTAACGATTTCTATCAATTCCAAAGAATTGGTAACGATGCAAACGCTATCCTTCGTATTTCTGGTAAGCCTCTTACCAAGTATGGTCAGCCTTGTGATGTTGCTGCATTCCCTTGGGAGTATGACAGAATGTACTTCCGTACTTTTGTGTACAGTGGACCAGCTACTACTGCTGACTTCATTGTAGCAGATGCTTGTAACATTGTTGCTGATGCTCAAGTTACTCAACGTGCTTCTTATCCTTCAGGTACTTCTGATGAGATTATCCAGCTCGAAAAGAACTTCTACAGCTATCAAGCAGGTTACTTGAAGCACCTTTACAGAATGGCAGGTTATAACGAGAACTTTGAGTCTTGGGTTTCTGATGGTACTACCTACGATACCTACTACATCAAGTTCAACGAATATGACAAATCTGCTTATCAGTGGGGAGATTATATTTATGAAGATGCTACAGTTATCATTGCTGCTCCTCAAGCTTTGAGTGCTGCAATTGAAGCTGTTCTTGTTGCTGGTCTTGGTGCAGTTGTTGATGATAATGCTTGTGTAAGCACTACCTCTACAACTACCACTATATGGCCTACAACTTCAAGCACTACCACTCTTATCCCTTAATAAGAAGTAGTAGAAACAATATCATATAACCTAAGCCAGAGGTGAGAGGATCTTCTCAAATCCTCTGGCTTATTTATTTAGAAGAATATGGCAGACTTGAAATTAGACTTTTTAGTAATTCCTACATATAATGTGCAGACGTTGGGTATTGCTGATGCATCGACTTACCCAGCTGCCCCTCCTGTTAGTTCTCCAACAATAGAAATAGATGTTCCAGGATTTGGTGTAGTCAGCCTTCCATTTAACATAAATGACTTCAACGTTTACACTACTGCTTCATTAGGAATAACTCCAGTTGGTGATGCTCTGTTACCACTTCCTGATGGGGTTTATTATATTAAATACTCTGTTGCTCCTGCATTTCAGAACTTTGTACAGAAAACAATAATGCGTGTTGACCAACTTCAAGAGAAGTTTGATAGCGCATTTATGAAACTTGATATGATGGAATGTGATGCAGCTATTAGAAAACAACAGATGGTGGAATTAAACAGCATTTATTTCTTTATACAAGGATCTATTGCTGCTGCAAATAATTGTGCTATTGCTACAGCTAATAAACTGTACAATCAAGCAAATAGGATGTTAAACCAATTCATAGCAAACAAATGTAATTGCTATGGTAATAACTATGTAAACAATTTCTATTAATATGGCAAACTGTAGAAACTGCGGTGTTAAAGTGGGATGTGGCTGTCAGTTGATAAACGGACTATGTTCAGCTTGCAACAACGCTATTAAACAAGCTAATAAAAGAATAAAGAATGTTATATCCAAAGCTTACAAATTGTGTCGATTGTTCTAGTGTTCCTGTTTTACTTGCAGACATTGATTGCAAGCTTACAGAACTAGCCAATAATGAATACAATAATATTGTTTATGAATTAAATTGGCCTGTTCTAGGAACAGTAATTTGGGATCTTTTGAATTATAAAAGGATACTAACTTATAAGTATTGTAGCCCAGAGTATGCAGGATCCTTTTCTGTAGAACAAATAGCTAGTAGAGTTAAACTATTAATAAATAAATAAATTATAAAAATGGCCTGTTCAAATTGTTACAATGGATGCACTGAGATTGTCTCAGATAGGTGTGTGAGATACACAGGATTAGACGTACCTGTTCTAGGTATTCTATCAGGTGATTCTCTATCAGTTGTAGAAGCTTCTTTGATAGAGTTTCTTACATCTACTCTCAATGGCATAGGAATTAAACCTATTGTGGATCCTTTGATCATCTGTAATCTTGTTCAACAATATCTTCCTGATTGCGGTGATCTTACATTAAATGACTACATAACAGCTCTTGTCAAAGCTGCTTGTGATCTGCAGGAACAAGTTGATGCTGTGGTTGCTGAACTACTTGTATTAAACGCTAACTATGATGTAGACTGTTTAACAGGAGTTACTGCCACTTCAGATACACATGCTGTTCTTCAAGCAGTTATTACAAAGCTTTGTGATTTAGATGTAGAACTTGCAGCTCTTGCTTTAGATGTTGATACTAACTATGTAAAGCTTGCAGACCTTAACAATTTGATTGCTGCTTACATTGCTAGCACAAGCACATCTGGTACAAAGTATTATACTAGAATGGTTCCTTATACAGTGGTTGAATACTACGGATTGCTTACAGGAAACTTTGATGTAACAGGCGCAGGACTAAACGATTGGGAAAAAATATACCTATGTAATGGATTAAATGGAACACCTGATAAGCGTGGTAGAGTTCCTGTTGGTGTTATTGTTGGTGTAGGTGGTGGTGCTATGAATCCAGTAGTGGATCCAGCAACTCCTACAAACCCTAACTATGCTATCAATGGAACATCTGGTGCTAATACAGTAACACTCAACACTTCTCAGATTCCTTCACACACGCACGTAGCTACTGTAACAGACCCTGGACACACTCATTTTACACTAGCAGATGTTGTTGACACAACTGGTGTTCTTCCAACAAATACAACAAGTGTTGCAAAAGAAAGCACCTTTGGTTCTACACAAGAAGAATACGCAATGCGTTCTTCTGCAATTACAGCAGCAATTTTAGGTTTGTCAAGTTCTAATACTACAGGAGTGAGCGTTACAAATGCTACTGCTGGTACTGGAGGTGCGCACAGCAACATTCAGCCTGTCCTTGCTTGCTACTACATTATGTACATTCCTTAACAAATAAACTCTAAATAAATGGCATGTGTTCCAGGTTCACCATGTAATCCATTGGTTGTCAACACTGTATATCCAAAGAAGTGTAACAACGGATGGTTTGCTGGATATCCAATATCAACAAATTTAATATGTTATAATGGTCCAAACCTACCAAATACAGGTGTCAATACTAATGACAATCTTAATCTAGTATTAGAAAAGATTGATGCAGAGTTGGACCCAGTCACTTTAGCAGAAACATTGTTACAAGTAATTGGAACAAACGTTTCTCTTCTTACAGCCTTCTGTGAGCTAGCAAACATCTGTGCTTCTTATACAACCACAACTACTACAACTACAGCTACTCCTACAACTACTACCACTACAACAGTGGAACCTACAACAACCACCACAACCACAACGATAGCACCA